GACACCCGCTAAACTAATTGATAAGTTAACAACTCCTTGAGAAGAGTTTGCAGAGTCAGGAACATAACCTATACCTTCGGATAAAGATACAATAGAACTTCTTAATTGTGCACTTCCCAGATAAGACTCGTTTAGTGCAAAGTTTGCAATTAGACCATTGTAATGTGTGTTGTATGCGAGTACATCTAGTATGTTAGAAAGACCAGAAGCTTCAAAGTTATAATCACTAAACTCGTCTGTCTGTGCAAGAAATGTTTTTAGATTATTCTTAATCGCTTGAAAATCTAATGCGGTTGATTTAATTGTTGTTGTTCCCATTTTATCTTACCCTATCTATTACTGTGGAAAATTCTGCTAATACACCAGTGTTAATTACTTTAAATTCTACTGACACATGAAGTGAGTTTCTATCTGGATTAAGTACAACGATTAAATCAAGTACTTCTGCACGGGGTTCGTATTTTTCTATGGTGTATATTATTCGTTCTTTTATTTCATTTGAAGTATTATCAATCGCTAATCCAAATAATCTACCTTGTATGTCACCCCCAAAATCAGACAAGAAAGGTTTTTCTAAAGAGTTAGTTAGGAGTAGTGTTTTGATAGCCTGTTTTACTGAAGCTGCATTTTCTTTTTTGAAGATATCACCACTTGTTCCTTTAGCTTTAAAAGTTAAATCAATATCTTTGTAGTCGGCTGAACGACTAGTAGAGATATTAAATTTATTTAAATCTCCTTGGTCTTCTTTTGCGTATGCGTTTCCCATGTATCTATTTATACTTGTTTGATGTTTTTTTCATTACATATCTTCAATATCAAAATCATCAAATCTTGCTTCTTGTAATCTTCTTTGTTCTTCATAGAATGATGCTAGTTTTTTCTCTTCTTCCCTTTCTTCTGGAGTTAGATTTGCTAGTCTTTTTTCTTCGACTCTTCGTTGTCTTTCGAGTTCTCTTCTTCGGGAGTCAGATTGTGCTTGTTCTAACTTCCTATTTGCTTCAATTAATTCTTGACCTCTTTCTGAATTAGGGTCTACTTCTAAACCAGTATTACCGTCAATCAATTTTCTTGTTCCAGCTAAAACTTCTTTTGTATCTTGTTCTACATTTTCTACTGACTCTTTTACTATATCTAAGTTTTCTGGAACTTTAGTTAGTTCTTTACCACTTCCTACTGGACGAGTGTCTGCAAGATTATTAATAGTCTCTTCTGCTTCTAATTGTTTTTCTAGATTCTGTGGTTGGTTTTGTAGTGTTCTAGCTGGTGGATTTTGACCAGATGTATCATAAGTAATTTTACTGGATAAGTTTCTTGATACTCTTCTATCGTTTCTATCAAAGTATTCTAGTATTTCAACTAACTCACCGTCAGATTGTAAATTACCATTAAAGAAAGTTTTAATCTGTTTTACAAAGTTAACATTAAAACTTTTACCAATTGTAGGCATTTGTATTCCAATTTGTGCAGTAAGAGTACCGTCTGGATTGTAAGAATCATAGTCTAATCGTATCTCACCATAATCTGCATAGTCTTTCCAGTATTCTGCAACATCAAATGTTGTTTCCAAATCAACAATACCGTCATTACCAATTACTTGATAATATACCAGTTCTCCTTTACTTTTTAAAAGTGTATCACCAGATAAGGTCTCAGTTGGCCCCGCTTTGTAAATACCTTCACTGACAACCAATCTTACTTTATTAAATAAATCTATATTACCATTTATCATTCGCATCATTTCGGCTTGAAGATATAGTTGTCTTGCGATTGCTTCTCTCTCTTTCTTTGTACCAATATGATTAAATGTAGTTCTATCACCATAAGCTCCTAAGAACTTTGCGATACTAATTCCTGGCCCTAATTTTGTTGCAGATGTTATTGTCGCAACTAGATTAGGATTATATATTGGGTCTACTACTAATATACTCATTTCTTCGGTGTGAACCTCTTACCTCTATTTTCAACTGCATTTCCGATTGGAGTATAACCAAATCTTGATGTTGGTTCTTTACCACTTACTCTACCAATACGTTTTGGTTTAGTTCGGAAAGATGATTTACTTACTCTACCTTCAGCCATCAACTGACCTAATAATTCGTCTTTTGCACCACCTCTTAGTCTTGACCTTATTTCTTGAGTTGTTGGGTGTTTGTCAAAGAAACCTTTATAGTCATCACTAAAGTCTAATGCATTCTTGAGTTTATCTTCATTATCAATGGATACATCACGGATTGCAAACTCTCCAACAGTTCCGTAAGCCGCAACCACATCTGGTACGGGTGGTGGCCCTAATGGTTTATTAGTTTCTTGGTCTATATCGATATTTGGAGCTCCACCAGTATTTCCGTGTGCGGAACCAGCTGCGTACGTACCACCAGAACCAAAGTTTGCACCACCACCTGAGGCTCTTGCGACATCAGCGTCTTCTGCAAATTTAGCTCTTTCAGATTTATATGCAAACAATCCAAAGATAGATTCAGTAGCTTGTCCATGGAAAGAACCATAAAATGATGCACCACTGGTAAATGGTTTTGCACCTGCATTCCCCATAAAGACATCACCAGTAAAGTTTACATTCTTACCACCTATAGAACCTTTCAGTCCAAAAATAGATACTTGTTTTACACCAGTTGCGTTAAAGACTTCACTGGTCATTGCAAGAGAAGTTTTTGCAGATACAAACATATCTTTCTCTACTGCAATCTCACTTTCTCCTTCTACCCAGTTTCTTTGATTACCCTTGACATATTGATTATTATCTGCTAACATAATATCGGTGTGCTGACCGATTGTTTTCGTTGACTTACTACCTTTGGTCACATATTCAGAATTCTTGGTTACAAAGGTTCTATGGTTCTCTGAGATACCTTCTATGTGATTACCCGCAACTTGTACATTATAATTACCACCCACATCAAGGTTGTAATCTCCAGTTACGGTTAGATTTAAATTACCTTTATATACTAAATTACCATGACCCTCAACAATAAGAGTTTGGTCTCCACCAGTTACTTCTACTTTATTATTGACTGCAGAAATAACCACCGAACCGTCAGCTCTCATTTCTACACCTGCACCTTTACGGTGTTTAATCAGTATACGTTCTCCACCAGGCGTGTCATCATATTCCACGACATGTCCCGAAGGAGTTTCATCTACCTGATTAAAAGGAAAACGAGAAGGTCTTTGTTCTTCAAGATTTAGTGGAACACCTTCTGCACCACCATTTACATAAAGGTCATTTACCTTTGTACCTCTTGCGGCTTTGTTTATACCAGAACCAAAATTGTAATCTCTTTTTGGAAACTCACCACTTGGGTCTTGGAAACCGTCTTCGGGTACACCAAGACTTTCTTCAAAAGCCTCACCGAGTTCTTTTATTCTCTTTTCTAGATTGTCTTTCTTTGTAGTCATGTCTATTTATTTATTCCCGCGTCTTGTGGGTCTAGTTCATCAAACTCAAATGAATTATTTACTCTATCATATGATTTTCTAAAGTTCTTTTCTACATAATCCATAACACTAAAGTATGGGTCATCAACATCACTCTCTAATTCATTATGTCCAAATACCAGTCCACCTGGCACTTTCATAAAAAACGCCTCAAGAAATCTTTCGAGAGTGGTAAATTGTTCACGAGTAAATGCACTTTCTGAACGATTGTCTAGTGGGTTCACAACACCCGTGGGTAAATTAATACCACCAACTAAACAAACCGCTAAAGAAAACTTGTTATGAGAATCAGTGTGTTCACTTTCTCTATCTGCTGGTCGACCCCTTTGTAGTCTACCGTCTCTTCTTATTACATAATGATAAACAATACCGTCATGTCCAAGTTTTTTATGTATGTTATTTATTTCAATCGAACCAATGTTTTTATTACTTTGTGTTTCCGAACCATGAACGATTACTTCTGATAGTGGTCTACTGATAGACATCATTTCAGAATTAAGTTCTTCTACAGATGATACGTAAGTAAATACTTCATCACCAGTTCTCTCTCCAGCCCACTTAGGTATATTATCTCCTAATTGTGTTGGTTCACCATAAAAGTCTGCGTCCTTTACTAACGTACCTGATATAGTTGGATTTAATTGGTCAACTAAATTATCAATACGTTCAATATCACTTTTTTCAGTTACACCAGTAGCCTTTTCAATTTCTTTAGCTGCTTCTTCCTTTTTCCCTTCTGCAACTTTTTCGTTGACTTTTTCTTGTACTTTAGGTGGTAGTTCTGTACCTATACTTTCAGTGACTTTGTTCTTAAGACCTTGATTGACTTTTTCTGATACTTCTTGTAGGACACCACCAACAATAAGTCCAGTTGCAATTTTAGCAAGATTTTTCTTAACAAAACTTTTTGCTTTATCTACAAAACCTTTGATATCATCTTTAAACGCTGCAACCGTACCAACAATAGCTGCAATTTTTGCAAACTTCGCGAGTTTTGCTTTTGCGACTTTTGTTTTCATGGTCAAAGCTTTATTACCCGTAGTGTTTTCGATACCCGCAGCTAAATCTTCTGGATTAGGAATTACTTTGTTTAAATCTGGTAGTCCACTTATTTTACTCATTGCAGCTTCCATTGCTTTATCTTTTGCTGCATCACCTAAATTATTTTTAACAAACTTAAGACCACCCGCAGCGTTGTGTGCAAGTGATAGTGCATCGTTTGTCTTACCTAACATATCTTGACCTTTTTCAAACGCAGCTTTGAGACCTTCTGGACTTCCAGCTCCTACTAGATTCATACCAAACTTTTTCTTTTCAGTTTTTAGTGAAGGCATACCAGTTAAGTCACCTACTATATCTGCAATAGGTTGATTACTATCTCCCCCAGTAATTGTCGCAGTTGGAGTTAATCCAGTACCGTCTACAATAGTTGCAAAGTTATTTGTAAAGTTTATTGTTCCTGCAGTAATTGTTTCTGTTTTAGGGTCTATTAAAGATTCGGTGGAAAAGGCTTCTTCTGGAATAATCTCACATGCACCTTCTCCTTGAATTACTTGTCCTTTAAATGATTGTACAGTTTCAAGTGGTTTAAATCCACCAATACTTCCTTCAACAAAATCCGTACCAATGGTAGTATTTCTTTTTGTTTCTAATTGTTCTCTTACAAGTTCTATATCATTATTTTCAAGATTTTCTAAAGCTTCTTTCTTAGCATCATTTTTCAATCTTTGATTAATTAGATTTTGTAAATTTCTTCTGTTAGCCATTGTCTTCTTTTAACTCTATAGCTTTATCTTCGGTTTCACCAATTAGTTCTTCCATATCCTTTACTGTTCTGTTTGCTAGATAATCTTTTGCTACTATTTGACTAGCTTCAGCAATTGTAGTTGTATTTAGTAATTTTATTTTAGTTTCAGTTTTACTAGTATTTAGTTCATATGCAACGAAAAATATTTGTACCGTGAATCTATGAAATAAATCACTAAATCTTTTTAATTGTCTAAAACGATTGTCTTTCCAATCTCCAATACCAGTACCACCAGTTACCATATTGGAAACAGAAAATAAACCAGCCGCAATTGCAAGTGCTTGGTTTTCGGTATAACCAATATTTAAAAAGAACCGAACTGCATATTGTACTCTATTGTTAATTACATTACCTTGTCTTAGTTGTCCTTTATTGGTTGTATTGTTTTCGTCATCAACATCAACTTTAGGTGCAAATAAACCTGCAAACCGAGAAAAGATATTTGATGATTTACTATCGTCACCAACATCTTCAAACTGTTGATTATTCTGTATAAGTGTTGGTATTTCTATATGTGGTAATGAACCTAATACTATTGGTGTTTGAGATTGGTCACCGTCCATAAAGAAACCAAAAACTAATGCATTTGCCTGTAATTTTGGAACTTTACCAATACCAGATA